TTACTGCGTCCTTGATTTTTTCTTCATCTTCGACAATTTCAGATGCTTCATACAATGTCTTTTCTTTATTTCTGTAAGCAACGTTTTTGCCATCGTAAAAATTCAATACATTTGGAAATGGAATTTTGATAGGGCTTAAATTGTTTTCTCTCACCCATGTGAATCCCTGAAACTTTGCCATTTTCAGAACGCTCAAATATTCTTCCTGCGTTTTTACGAATACGCTTTTTCCAGTTAAATCAATCATCAGAATTCCCTCCTCCTGTAATCTCATTGATACAAGCATTCCAGCCAACCGCAATAATATCTTTGTTAGCTTCCACATTATCAATTGGAATGATATACTCTTTTTTCTCCGGCAATGGCTTCAATGGACATCCTTTCATTAACTCATCCCACGAATCAACATTGTTTGCATTATCATCTTGTACTGTGCATTCATCTTCACTGTTTAATAACGGACAACGTATACAGTTCTCTGGCGTATCTATCACTAATACTGATTTTCTCATTCAACTCCACCACCTTTCACGATTTCGATTGCTAAAGCTATCGTCTGTTCTTTTTCAATGTATTTCAGTCTTTGCGTGCTGTCATTAGTTCCCAAACATAGTTTAAATGCTCTCTTCTTTTCTTCTTCTAACCGCTCCACAACCTTATCTACATCAAAAACTGTCGGCTGTTCATCAATAACTGCACCTATTGCAAAATCCATATCCGAATTTCCAAGAGAGTCAATTA